GTGCAACTCCCGGAAGAACGCGGAGGTCCGCCGCCGAGGTCGTCGGCCCGGAGGCTCGCCGGTCGGCCGGTGACGGTCTCCGGGGCCGGGGTAGCGGTAGTGAAGCCGGTGGGGTAGCAGGTCCGATATCGAACGGTGTTCGATCGAACGGGCGTTCGAGTAGCGCGTGTGCTGCACGGCACCCAGGGGAGTACCCCGAGCGAACGAATCACGCCTGGCCGTGACGGAGGTCCCTAAAAGGTGCGCAGGGTTCAAAAAATGCAGGTAGGAGGTGGTTTTTGTGGGTTCTGGCGGCGCTCGAAATCGCTCCGGTCCGGCCCCCGATCCGGCGTCGAAACGCTCCGATTCGCGGGGTCTGGACGACATTCAGCGACTCCTCCCGGCCTCTGGCTGTTCGATTAAGGCCCCGGCCTGGCCGATGCCGAAGGGCACCGTCCGGGAGAAATCCCTGTGGAAGAAGCTCTGGACCTACCCGCAGGCCATCGCCTGGGCTGACGAGTCCTGGCGGTGGCTCACCATCGCCAACTACGTCCGCTGGCAGGTGAAGTCCGAAGCGCCGGACGCCACACCCTCGGTGATGACCCAGGTCAACCGGCTCGCCGACTCCATCGGCCTGTCCCCGGCAGGCCTGCGGGAGAACGGCTGGAAGATCATCGACGACGAACCCGACACCGACGACGGCGGAGAGGACCAGGGCGCCGCCCGTGAACAGCGGAAGCGCCGGATGAAGGTGGTCCCCGATGCCGGCTGACCAGACCGCGGAATTCCCGACCCTCGGCGACCTCTGGGAAGCCTGGGTCCGGGCGCACTGCCTGGTCCCCGACGGCTTCCACCGCGGTGACCCGCTGATCTGGACCGACTGGCAGTTCTGGGTCGCCAGCAAGTTCGGCGAGATCCGCGCCGGGCTGAAATGGGACGGGACGCCGCTGAGGAACCAGGCATTCCGGTACCGCCGCGAGCAGGTCGTCGGACCGCAGAAGACAGGGAAGGGGCCGTGGGCGGCGTCCATGGTCCTCCTGCAGGCCGTCGGCCCGTGCGAGTTCGACGGCTGGGCGCACGAGGGCGAGGTGTACCGGTGCTCGGACAACGGATGCCGGTGCGGCTGGACCTACCAGTACCTGCCCGGCGAGCCGAAAGGCCGGCGGCATCCGTCGCCGCTGATCCAGATGACAGCGAGCAGCGAGGACCAGGTGGAGAACACCTACCGTCCGCTGCGCTCGATGATCACCATGGGGCCGCTGCGGTGGCTTCTCGCCGACCGCGACACCTTCGTCCGCATCCTCGGCAATCTCGGCGGGGACGCCGCCGACCGCATCGACATGGTCACCGCGAACGCGAACAGCCGCGTCGGCCAGCCCGTGTCCTTCGTCCTCCAGGACGAGACCGGGCTGTGGAACGCGAGCAACCGGCTGATGGCGGTCGCGGACAACCAGCGCCGTGGCCTCGCCGGCATGGGCGGCCGCTCCATCGAGACGACGAACGCCTGGAACGCCGCCGAGGCGTCCGTCGCGCAGACCACCTTCGAGACCGCACCGGACGATGTCTACCGCTACTTCCAGCGCCCGCCGAAGAGCTGGCGGTGGGAGAGCGCCGAGGACCGGCGCCGAATCCTCGAGTACGTGTACAAGGGCAGCCCCTGGGTGGACCTCGACTCCGTCGAAGCGGAAGCCATCGAACTGTCCAAGCGTGACCCAGACCAGGCGAAGCGCTTCTTCGGGAACATCGTGACCTACGGCCAGGGCGGCTGGCTGCCCGGCAGTGAATGGGAGGCGGCGTATGCAGGAGTGGCTGAGCAACCCTGACGACGGCGAGGCGATCTGCCTCGGCTTCGACGGATCGGACTCCGACGACTGGACTGCCCTGCGGGCCGAGACCATCGACGGCTTCGCCTTCACCCCCCGCTACGGGCCCGACCGGCGCCCCGCGATCTGGAATCCGGCCGAGTGGGGCGGCACCGTGCCCCGCGGCGAGGTCCGCGCCGCCGTCGACGAGGCGTTCACCCGCTGGAAGGTCAAGCGGATGTACTGCGACCCGCCGGACTGGCGGACGGAGATCGGGGAGTGGGCGCTCGCCTACGGCTCCGAGCACGTCCTCGAGTGGCCGACATACCGCATCAAGCAGATGTACGCGGCCCTGTCGCGGTTCACCGTGGACCTGGCGTCCGGCCGCATCAGCCACGACGGCTGCCCGCTGACCGCCCTCGCGGTGGCCAACGCTCGCCGCATCGCCAAGCCGGGGCAGATGTACATCCTCGGCAAGCCGTCACAGACCCAGAAGATCGACCCCGCGATGTCCATGGTCCTCGCGCACGAGGCGTCCATGGACGCCCACGCGAAGGGCTGGAGCCAGGCCGTCGACCACACCGTCATCGTGTTCTCCTGAGAGGAGGCCAATCCGTGGAACTCACCCAGGACGAGACCAAGCTGATGCACCGCCTGTTCACCCGCATCCAGCGGCAGAAGCCGAAGGACCGCAAGAACTGGCTCTACTACCGGGGCCTGCAGAACATCGGCAACCTCGGCATCTCCGTCCCCCCGGACGTCCAGCCGTTCGCCTTCCCCCTGAACTGGTGCCGAACCTACGTCGACGTCCTCGAAGAGCGCATGGACGTCCGCCTGATCCTGCGCCAGGGCACCGGCGTGGAGGACGAGGAGCTCCGCCACGACTGGGAAGCTAACGACCTCGACACCGAAGCACAGCTCGCGCACAAGGACCTCCTCATCTACGGCCGCGCCTTCGTCTCCGTCGCCGCCGACCCCGCCGGTGGCCGGCCGCGGATCCGGGTCGAGTCGCCCCGCGACATGGCCGCCGAGGTCGACAACCTCACCCGCGCGATGGTCGGTGCTCTCCGCCTCTACAGGGACGAGACCGGCCGCGCCGAGCACATGACCCTCTACCTCCCGGACTCCACGGTCCTCATCGACCGGAACGCCGGAAAGTGGGAGGCCGTCACCCGCATCAAGCACGACCTCGGCCGCGTCCCGGTCGTGATGATGCTCAACCGGCGGCAGACCGGACGGTGGACAGGCGAATCCCAGATGTCGGATCTCCTCCCGCTCGTGGACATGGGCGGCCGGGTCATGCTGCAGCTGCAGCTCGCCATGGAGACCATCGCCACCCCGCAGAAGATCGCGAGCGGCCTCAAACGCGAGGACTTCGTGGACCAGAACGGCAAGCCGATCAAGGACATCTGGGAGACCTACCTCGGCGCCGTCTGGGCACTGTCCGACCCCAACGCGAAGGTCACGCAGCTGCCCGCCGCGTCCCTGTCGAACTTCCACGACACGATCAGGATGCTCTCCGAGCAGGCGTCCACGGTCACCGGCCTGCCGGTCCGGATGATGGGGCAGTCCTCGGCAAACCCGCCGGCAGAGGGTGCGATCCGGGCCGACGAATCCCGCCTGACCCGCCAGGTCGAGCGCATCAACACCGTCGCCGGCGCCGGATGGGCCTGGGCCCTCGGCATCGCCGAGCGGATCCGCACCCGAGCCTGGGACGCCGACGGCCTGATCCGCCTCGAGTGGCACAACCCCGGCACCCCCACCGTCGCCCAGCGCGCCGACTACATCCAGAAGCTCACCGGCGGCATGCCGGTGCTCTCCCAGCGCGGCGGCATGAACGAGATCGGATGGTCCCAGCCCCGCATCGACCAGGAGATGGCGTGGATGGCCGGAGAAGCCGACGACCTCGCAGGACGGGACCCCGATCCCGTCGAATCGAAGATGGTGAGAAAGGGGGTGTGACCCCGTGGCCACGACAGTCGACCAGGCACGCTCCGCGCAGATCGCCGCGATGCCCCCGCTGGCCCGGACAGCAGCCCTCGTCCGCTCCGACATCACCGCCGAGACCATCCGCGCCGTCAAGAAACTGTGGACCGGCCACGGCGTCATGCACCCGCACGTCTGGATGGGCTACTACGGCGACCATTTCTACCGCCAGGTGGCCACCGCCCAACTCGAAGCCGCCACCGTCGCCACCCTCACCGTCGACCCGCTCCTCGAAGAGCAGGGCTACACCGGCGGCGAGGACATCAACCTCGCCCCCGAGTCCCTCGCAGGAATCGACGGCACCGGACGCGACGACCTCGGACTCGCCTACGCCGCCAGCCTCCCGGTCGCCGCAGCCCTCGACACCGACCTCCCCGCACCGGAGACCTACGCCCTGTGGGCCCGCGCTGGGCAGACCCTGCTCCTCGCCACCCACACCGCGGTCCTCGACGCCTCCCGCGTCGCCAAGGGCGTCCAGATCACCAGCCGGGACAACGCCGGCTGGATCCGAATGGTCCGCCCACCGTGCTGCTCCCGCTGCGCGATCCTCGCCGGCCGCATCTACGACGGCGGCGGCGCGTTCAAGCGCCACCCGAACTGCGACTGCGACGCAGTCCCGGTCCACGACTACCTCAACCGGCACAACGACCCATCCCTCGACGGCTGGGTGTTCGACACCCGCGAGTACTTCCACTCCCTCCCGGAAGCCCAGCAGAACAAGATCTTCACCAAGGCCGGGGCGGAAGCGATCCGCGACGGCGCAGACCCCGCGCAGGTCGTCAACGCCCGCCGCGGAATGGCCTCCGCCGTTGACCGGTTCGGAACCACCCGCAAGGTCACCTACGAGTCCACCACCTCACGCGGGTGGGCCTCTCAGTACCTCCGCCAGCAGTACGACACGAAGCTCACCAAGCAGGGACGCCGCTACCGCGAGACCCAACGCCGCCGCCTCATGCCCGAGGAGATCTACCGCATCGCCGGCGGCGACCGGGACCAGGCGCTCGCCATGCTCCACGCCAACGGCTACCTCGACGACACCAGCCCGAACCTCTCCGGGCTCCGCCTGCGGGACGCCGAAGTCCAGGCAGCCAAGGCCCGCGCCGGGCAGAGACTGATCCGCCGGGGCGCTCCGGCGGAGGTGGTGAAGAAGCGGCAGCGGGTCAACCACCGGTCACCTCCGACGGTCATCGACACCACGCCAAGTCGGGCCGCCGACGCCCGAGGCACCCGGGACTACCGTGAGCGCGTCACCACATCACCAGGACAGTTGGCGAAGGCAACGAGCCGCGCCAGCACGATGGTCCGGGATGTGCTGCCGGATCACGTCAGCATTCCTGTCTCCGAGATCGTCCTGTTCAAGAAGGACCGCTTCGGGACCCCCGCACAGGAAAGCACGGTGAGGGCATCAACGAACCTGGACACCAGAGTCATCGAGGTCAACCCGACGCTCCAAGGACAGGAAGCGACCATCATCCACGAACTCGGCCACCTGCTCGACAGAGACCTGGATCAAGCCGGACGTACGAAATACACGAAGGCTCTAGACCAGATCAAGCGGTCAGAGACGGTGCGAGCCCTGGAAGACCACCCACAGAAGAGCCTCACGGACCCGATTCACAAGCGGTACCTGCTCCAGGACCGGGAAGTGTTCGCCCGAGCCTTCGCCCAGTATGTGGCCACGGAATCGAAGTCCCCGAAGGTGGTCAACACGATCGACTTCCACCGAGGAGGTGAGGGGATGGACGGCCTGCAGCAGTGGCCCGACGACGACTTCGACGAGTTCGTGCGGCCGGCATTGAAGGAGTTCCTGGAATCGCTCTAGAATGGACCCATGATCTTCCCGACCAGCAACCGAAACGCCACGCGCGAAGAGTTCATCCAGGCATGGATGGACCAGCTCGGTGATTCCAGGGAAGAAGCGGAACAGGTCTGTGAAGACTACATCGCCCTCAAGTTCTTCAAGCCCTCCGACATGGATACCGCCGCCTAACCTCACACAACCCGAACACAGCCCCGACACCGCACCTCGCGGTGGGCGGGGTTTTCTCATGCCCGAACGAGGGCAGGAAGGACCACACCATGCCCAACAACCTGCGAAACCACCGCCCCTGGCTCCGCTTCATCGTCGAGCCCGACTCCTCCGACAACGCCGGCAGCCCCGCCGTCGGCGCGCCGGGCGCTGACCCCGCCCCCTCCTCCGAGGATCACTCGGGGGAGGACTCCGGCACCGACCCGCCCTCCGGCGGCGAGGACGCCGGAGACGGCAGCGACGGTGACGACGCTGGCGAGGACGGCACTGCCGACCTCCTGGCGAAGATCACCGCCGAGCGTGACGCCCTGCAGGAGAAGATCGCCGCGCACGAGCGCGAGCAGATGACCGAGCAGGAGAAGATCGCCGCCGACCGGGACTCCGCGGTCAAGCGCGCCGAGGACGCGGAGGCGAAAGTCGCCGCCCTCAACCGCGAGAAGCTCGTGGCGGAAGCGGCGGCGGCGGCGAAGCTCCCGCCGGCCATGGCTGACCGGCTCCGCGGCGAGACGAAGGAAGAGCTCGCGGCGGACGCCAAGGCCATGGCGGAGTCCCTCGGCTTCGACCGGTCTGCGGTGGATCCGTCACAGGGCAAGGGCTCTTCCGGCCCGATGACCCACCACTCCCTCGCGGACGCCCTGTCCGCCCACTACGGCACCGGCACCAGCCGGTAGCCACCACCAGAAAGGACCATCCCCATGGCCATCACCCTGGCTGACGCCAAGCTAAACACCCAGGAGGACTACGACCCGGCCGTCATCGACGAGTTCCGGAAGTCCTCCTCTCTCCTCGACGCGATGATCTTCGACACCGCGGTCAACCCCGCCCAGGGCGGCGCGACGATGACCTACGGCTACCGCCGCCTGGTCACCCAGGCCGACGCTGCATTCCGCGCGATCAACTCCGAGTACGCGGACTCCAACGTCACCACCGCCCGCTTCTCCGTCGACCTCGCGGTCCTCGGTGGCGCGTTCAAGATCGACCGCGTCCTCGCCAACCTCGGCCCGGCAGCCTCCAACGAGGTCACCCTGCAGATGGGCCAGAAGATCAAGGCCGCGAACACCGCGTTCGCTGACGCCGTGATCAACGGCGACACCGCCGTCGACGCCAACGGCTTCGACGGACTCGACAAGGCCCTCCTCGGCTCCGACACCGAGATCGGCGCCGACGACACCGTCGACTGGTCCGACTTCGACACCGACACCCGGGCCGAGCACAAGGCCCTCGACGTCATCGACGAGTTCCTCGGCAACCTCGACGGCACCCCGACCGTCATCCTCGGCAACAAGGCCACCCTCGCCC